CTTTTCTAGATTTTCCTCTTGGTGTGCGGAAAGACCAGAAATACTTTCGACCAATATAACTACGACCAGTTTTATTGCAGTGAATATGATAAACAAAACCAAAATGATCTTGAATATGATCAGACTCAAAAACCTCTCCATTGTAGAGCCAAGGGTTTTCATAGCTCATAAAGCTCTTAGAATTATATGAGCCTTATTTATCCTTTGAACCCGGACAGAGTTATTATAGTCATAAAAAAGGGGGTTAGTCAACCCCCCAGAGTTATATTTTAATTGTTCTCAACGAACATTAGCACGATACCACTTCTCAAAATCTTCTCTACGCTTGTCACCTCTTGGTGGCATTGGAGTTTTTTCTCCACGAACTGGCTCATACTTTCTCTTCTCTTCCTTATCATGACCTTCTGGATTTTCACGAGCTCTTTGAGCCTCGGAGAGTTCAAGTTCCTGAGCATAAATCTCAGCAACTTCTTCCCAAGTATATTCGGAGAGATCATAACCTTCCGCAATGAGTTCGTCTACCCATGCTTCTAGATCTTCTTGACGAAGTTTCTTTCTTCTTTGCTTCTCCATTTGCTTTGGAGAAAGATTAGCACCTTTTCCACGATTAGCAGAAGGATCCCATCTTGGACCTGGTTCAAATTCTATTCCCTTCTTACCAGCAAACATCTTGATGCGTGCTCTTGTACCATCATCTGTTTTTGATGATTCATCAATTACCTTTTGAATCCACTTCTCCATCTTCTCATTGATTTCAACTTCTTCTTTTTTCATGGACTTTTTCTTTTCTCTTTCGCGTTCTTGCGCTTCAGAGTACTTATTGTGTCCATAGATTGATCTTTCTGCAGCCTTTTCTGCCTCATCACCAGCTTCCTTACCATGTTTCTTTACGATACGCTCTTTGGTTTTGTCTGCTTTATCGTGTTGTTTATTGTCATCCATTTCAAAGGCATCTCTTGCTCTAGTAGCAAATGCTTTGGTTGCAAGTTCCTTAGAGATTTCAGCAAGTTGTTCAATAGATTCACGAGTAATCTGTTTTCTTGCTGCCTTAACCTTATCTCTCAAAGGTTTTCTAACTCTTTCTCTACTATCTCTTGATTGTTGTTTAACGACAGATTCAAGATCATCTTCATCTTCGTCCTCATCATCCATATCACCAAGATGATGTCCATGTCTCATGGACATTGTACCACCTTTATCTTTTCTCTTTTCACTATCGGCTGGATGTCCGGTTTCCATTGGACCATGATCCTTTGAACCAGCCTTGTAACCAGGATGACCCTTACCACCAGTGAGTTCCATAATGATGGACTCTCTCCACTCTTCACTCATGTTTGACATCATTACGAGTGCATTCTCTTCGGTCTCTGCGTAACCTTCGTCAAGTAGATGACCTTTGACTAGATCAAAAATATCAACACCAGCAGCCAGATTTACACCCTTCTTAGCAAGATCAAAACCCGTCTTTGCGGTTGATGGTGCAGGAGCCTTAGGTGCAGGTAGAGAGGACTTCATATCCTTCATAAGAGGATTAGTGGTTGCACTAGTTCCTCTTGTGCGATCTCTTTCTGCCTTTGCAGCAGCGAGTTTAGGATTTGCTTTAGCCCACTGATCCATTGCAGATCCTGCGGGTTTTGCAGGAGCTGGAGCAGGTTTTGCAGCAGCTGTAGGTGGTTTTGCAGCAGGAGTACCAGATGATTTTGTAGGTGCTGCAGGAGTAGGGGCTCTTCTAATATCAGATGGTCCTCCTTTTCCAGTTCCCTCTTTAGGAGGAATATTTGATACTTGTGGTTTTGCAGGTTTTGCTGCAGCAACAGTACCCTTATTAATAATATCTTGTCTTGTGAGAGTGGGTCTCATTCCACCACGACCCGCATTCCTTTTTGGACCTTTATCTATCGCGGCTTGACCACCACCAGCTTTAAATAAATTATCTTGTCCTTGTTTTTCAAGATCCGCAGCAGTTACTCTACCCGCTCTTGGAGATCTATTTTTATTAAGTTGAGCTAATTTTGCATTTCCACCAGCAGCCTGAAACGCTGTCATTGGTGCTTCGTCAATCTGTTCTACTTCTTCATTAAGAACCTCAGGGGCCTCATACACTTGCGAATAGGCCTCAATGAGACCTCTGATGTCTTGTCCTTCCATTTGTATACAATAAAAAGTACTTTTATAATTCTATTTATTTATCTTCAGGTTTCCGAGAACAATCAATTCCCTCAAAAACTGGAGAACAAATTCTCATAGGTGGTGCAAGTTTCTTACAATCCTCAGAGTAACATAAAGACTCATCGTTCTTTTCTTCTAAGTATTTTTGTTTATATTTTTGATCATAATCGGAAATAATCCGATCATACTCCCGTGTTACATCACGAATTGCTTTATCAACATCTCTTTCAACTCTACGATTTACTTTGTTTGGATCTTGTAGTATAATCTCATTAAGAATACCTTGCGGTAGATACTTTCTTTGAAGTTCATCTAATAAGTCCCAAAGTCCATGTTCTGATACTCCAGTGCATTGTGAAAGGCCAGCTATAAGTGTAGATATAACAACTCCAACTATAATGAGTTGTTTTTTATCTGGTTTCTTTTTACCAAATTGAAAGTTGAACTGCATGATTTGAAATCATTCTATTAGTAGTTATAATCATCAATAAATATAAAAATAGGGAAAGACTGAGGAAAATTAATGTCTAGACTTGGGATCCAAACAGGCAGTAATCCTAATGATGGTCAGGGCGATCCATTGCGAATTGCAATGGGCAAAATCAATAGCAACTTTCAAGAAGTATATAATACATTTGGGGATGGATTTACTCTCACAAGTTATGCAAGTACTGCAGGAATCTCTACACTCGCAAGAAACTTAACAGGATCTCCAAGAATCAATGTCAGTGGAGTAGTTAATACTGGCATTACAACCACAGAACATTTAGAAGTAAGAAATATTACCTCAACTGGAATAGTTACAGCAACTCAATTTGTTGGAGATGGAAGTCAACTTACGAATGTAACTGCTCTTGTCGGTGGTTTGGAAATTTTAGATAATAATGTTAGAAAAGGTGTTGCAAGAGAACTTAATTTTGGAGATAACATAACTTCTACTGGTCCAGATGGTATTGGTAGAGTAACTATTGGAGTTTCTACAGTAGTATTAACTGCACCAAATGGAAATAAATATAGATTAAATGTAGACAATAGTGGAAACCTCACCACAACTTTAGTAACTTATATGCCATAAATAAGCTGCCCAAATAATCTAGAACGATGAAAAGATTAGCACTTATCTTTTCGTTATTCCTTACTACTCCTGCTTTTGCTGGTGAAATCACATCAAAAATCACTGACTCTATTCAATTAAGCGTTCAGGGTGCAGCGGTACAATCAGAAAGAGTCGGTGCCTCATATGCAGTCTCAGGCACAAACATTAATGTAACAACTCTTGGAGGAGTTGGTGGAGCAGGTTCTTATGCGATCAACACAAACGGACAAGCATTTAGTTTCTCTGAAACATCAATTACTGCAGATACTGATGTTACCAGTCAGTCGGCAGCTTCTGGAACAATTGCTTCTCCCAACCTTTATAGCAACTCTACTACTCAGTTAGGTGGTTCTGCAGGTTCTCTTTCGGGCACTCTAAGTGGAACTGGTGTTCCTAGCGTAACTGCTGGTGGTCCTGGATCAACTGGTACAGCACAAAGAACCGTTGAGTTAAGCGTATTCAAGTGAGACACATAACTCTCGGACTGGTTGCAGTCTTGGGAGTTATAAGTCCCTCATATGCTGGACCCGTAACTCCCAACTTTACCAGTGGGACCATTACCTCAGAGACCAAAACTCGTACTGAAGTTGTAGAAACTATCAGGCAAATAGAGTATTCTACTGGAACATCTTACACAGTAACTGGCACCAACATCAATATACCAGGAACTCCTGCTCCTGGTATGAATTACACAATTCAAACTCAAGGTGCTCCATTCCAATTTAGTGAGACTTATCTGACTCCTGGAGTGGCAAAGGAAACATGGATAGACAGAAAAACAACAGAAGATTCTATAACAAATACCATATCAGTCTTTACACAGTAATCTTTCTTTTACTGTTGACCTTGACTGGATCAAATAGATCCAGAGCAGAACAAGCACCATCAAATACTAACATCGCAGGACCTTCAGCATCTGCTACTGGTAATGTAACCAACCAAGCAGTTCAGGTGCTTCAGGGTCCTTTTGCTTTAAATACTTTTGGTGCTGGAGTTTCCTGTCAAGGTCCAACATTAAACTTCCAAACCTTCGGATATAATAATACTAATATGAATAATGATCCAGGAAGTTATCAAACTGGTTCATTAAATGTTGGTCTTTCCGCAGGATTTTCTATTCCTCTTGATGGATCACTACAAGAACTTTGCAAAACAAGAGCTAAGACCGAAATTACAAGGCAACAAGCAGAAGCAGATAAGGCAAGACTTGATTTTGAGTTAGTCAGATTATTGAAGTGTGGTGAAGCAATGAAAAATGGAATTTCATTTCATCCACAAAGTCCTTATGCAAAAATATGTGCTGATATTGTTGTGAAATATCCACGAGTACAGGATGTAGCAAATGGAAATCAAACCAATCCAAATAAGAAGTGAACCTCCACCTATCATTCCAACAATAGAACCTCCTGTAACTCGCAGATCAGAACGAACTGTGATACCTGAAATTGATATGCCTATCGTCAATATGCCAGATACAACTATCAAGTATCCTGTGATTAATGTTCCAACTCAAGAAGAATTTGATGCTGCAGTCAGATCAGAACAAAGAAAGCAAGAAGAAGAAAAGGAAGAAAAGACTAGAGGACTTCCTGATACTCAACCAGTCTTACCTCAGGTTCAAGTTCCTGTTCAAAATACTCAGGATAATCGGATTATTTCCGATGATGTACCCAAAAATAACAACTTAGGAGTGCCCGTCATTGAAGTACCAATCGTCGGGGAAGTTCCCATCCCACCTAAAGAGCAGGTTATTCTTGCTGGCACCACTGCTACTGCTTCTGTCGCTGCGGCTCTTGTTGGCAAATCTTTGGTGGAATGGATGGTAGGTAAAATGAAACCTATTGTTCAACAGATATTTGTAAGGGGTAAGAAACTCTTGAATAGAGACCTTACCCCCTATGAACTTCAGGTTTATTTTGCATTTGAGAAAAGTAAATCCCTCAAGAAAGTCAATAAGTTACTCAAGAAAGAACAGAAATCAGAAAAGAAAGAACAGTATAAGAAGTTTCACTCAAAGTAATCAATACTTACCTTCTACACAATACTCTGATTTCTTATTTGGAGTATATTCTTTATATCCTTCTTGTGGTTTCATCCATCCACAACCAATCAACCATTCCATTGTCATTGGTGTTGGGCGAATCTGTTCCCAGAGTGGTCCTTTGGCACAAATCTCCAAATGTTTAGCCGTCTGTCCCGACTGTTCTTCTGCCCAGTTCGCATCTGCTTCCCAGGGCACAGCACGACTTTGGCCCATTGATTCATAAGAAAGTCTTGTGGTTTTCATTACCCAAGATGGAATCTCTGAATCCTGATGAACTTGTGCCATAAAGGATGTTTCTACTCCACCGCCCATACAATCCTGAACGACATGCCACCCTTCGTGTCTCATCGTTCCTAAGAACTCTCTAGGATCTTTGAGTAGTTCTTCATTTACAAAGAAACGATTATACTTTGGTTTATAAATTCCTACCGTTCTCGGAGTAAAGTATCTTGGTGCTGCCAAATATACAGGAACTTTAACTTTGTTGAGAGCAGTTAAGATACTTTTGATTTCTTCTCGGAATGGATCAAAGGATTTATCTAAAAGTACAGCAGAGTCTGGTGTAAGTTGTTCGACCCCTTCTGTACATTCTCGGAGTATCATACAACCCATCGCTGCAAGGCTGTATGCTGGAACTGTTGGTTGAGTCTTTATGACTTTTTCTGCATTAACTGGAAGAGTAAAGGTTAATAAT